TTGATTTGGGTAGTGGAACATCAAAATCAACTGTAACCCTCAAGGCGGGTCTTGTGGCCATCGGTGACGCATCAAATACTAACTTCACCTTCTGTGTTCCAGAAGATATAACATCTCCAGTTGTTGATGGAATTGCTGAATTCACGATTCCCATCAATCAAGGAACATACCTGACAAAAGAATTCGTTGTTGATACGTCTCAAAACAATCAAAGATTTATTCTTCCAAATCCATTTGTAGATACTTCTACAATTCGCGTAAAAATCAAAGATACTTCTTCTTCATCTACTTTAAAAACTTATTCTTTGATTGATAATATCGTTGGTATTAAAACTACATCAGAAACATATCTCATTCAAGAAATTCAGGATGAAAGATATGAATTAATTTTTGGTGATGGTATCTTTGGTAAGAAGCTATCCAATGGTAATGTTGTAACTGCATCTTATGTTGTATGTGATGGTCCGAATGGTAATGGAGTCAACAATTTTGCATTCTCTGGAAAATTAGTTGACAATGATGGTGGATTAATTACAACAGGCGTATCTGATATTATAACTAATCAACCATCTCAAAATGGAGCAGAGATTGAAAGCATCTCTACAATTAAAAATCTAGCTCCTAGGGTGTATGCATCACAATATAGAGCGGTAACTGCAAATGATTATGAGGCAATCATCCCAACAATCTATTCTAATGCTTCTAGTGTGACCGCATATGGTGGTGAGGATGCAACTCCTCCTCAGTTTGGTAAAGTTTTTATCTCAATTAAACCCAAAAACGGTCAATATGTCTCAGACTTTGATAAGAGACAGATCATTCAAAAACTAAAGAGTTATAGTGTTGCTGGTATTAGACCAGAGTTGATTGATCTGAAGTATCTGTACATTGAATTAGATAGTACGGTCTATTACAATACAAATATGACCGCAAGTGTCTCTGATTTGAAATCAAAGATTATTAATTCTCTGACAACATATAGTGTTTCCGATGATCTGAATAAGTTTGGTGGTAGATTTAAGTATAGTAAGGCGCAGAGAATTATTGATGAAACAGATACTGCGATTACATCAAACATCACCAAGGTAATCATTCGCAGAAATCTTGAAGCTGATACAGCTAACTTTGGTCAATATGAATTGTGTTATGGAAATAAATTTCACAATCGTAGACAGGGATACAATATCAAATCCACTGGATTCCAGGTAGATGGTATTCGTGGAACTCTTTATTTTTCCGATCGGTATGTTAATGAGACTACTGGTAGATTATTTGTCTTTAGATTAGGAGTAACTGGTGAGCCTGAGGTTGTTATAAAAGATGCCGGCACCGTGAAATATGACGTGGGTGAAATCCTTATAGATACAATAAGGATTATATCGACTGTAAAAAATAATGATATCATTGAAATTCAGGCAATACCAGAATCCAACGATATTATTGGTCTAAAAGACCTTTACGTGCAACTTTCAGTACCAAATACCGTGATTAGTACAGTTGAAGATGTTATTTCAACGGGTGCAGATACTTCTGGTACTAGATTCGTCTCAACTTCCAGCTTCTTAAACGGAAAATATATTAGACAGTAATGATCGACACCGCCTCCAAAAAAGTCCAGATCAATCAGATCGTTAGAAGTCAATTACCTAACTTTGTATCTGAAGATAATCCACTTTTTGTTGACTTTCTTAGTGAGTATTACAAATCTCAAGAATTTCAAGGTGGACCAATTGATATCATTACAAATTTCAATGATTATCAAAAATCAGAGACTTTTTCGGGTGATTACAGCCTAGTTGGGTTTACAACGTCAGTCGGAAAGGTTCAATCATATGATACAACAATCAATGTTGTGTCTACCAATGGTTGGCCGTCAAAATATGGTCTTTTAAAGATCGGTGATGAAATTATCACCTATACTGGAATTACTACAAACTCCTTTACGGGTTGTATTCGTGGATTTAGTGGTGTTGAGAATCTTCACAAGTCAAATCAACCAGAAACTCTGGTATTTTCTGACACTGAAGCGGGACAGCACATTTCTTCTTCAAGAGTTACTAACTTAAGTAACCTATTTCTTCAAGAATTTTGGAAAAAGACAAAAACTCAGTTTTTGCCTGGATTTGAAGACAGAATTTTATCAACAAAAGTAGATAAAGCTAATTTCTTAAGACAAGCTAAGGATTTTTATGCTTCAAAGGGAACTGATGAGGCTATTAAAATTCTTTTCGGTGTTCTGTATGGTCAAAACGCAGATGTAATCAAACCCATTGAATATTTGATTACACCATCCGACGCGGATTATGTTGTTACTGTAGATTTAATTGCAGAACTTATTAGTGGTGATCCAAAGGCAGTAATTGGTCAGACTTTGTATCAAACTACAAATAATAACATTAATGCGTCTATTTTTAATGTTCAGAATTATCAGAGAAACAATAAACCTTACTTTTTAGTTAGTTTAGCACAAAACTCAATCACTGGAACATTTAAAGTAACTGGCGCATCTTCTCTTGTTGAGAATGTATCCGTTGGAGCTACTGTTTTAACAGTTGACTCTACACTTGGATTCCCTAATGAAGGTTCTATGTATGTTGGTACTGGCCAAACGGTTGGTATTGCAACATACACTAGTAAATCTTCCACCCAATTCTTTGGTGTTACTGGAATCACTTCGGCATATACAGAAACACAGTATGTAAGATCTGCGGATACTGTTATTTCTTATGAAAATGGTGATATCACCAAACCAGTATATTTCAGACTTACATCAGTCGTAACTGGTGCTGATATTGATGATATTGGATTTTTGAGTGAGGGTGATGTATTAGAGGCAAAAAATCTTGGAAACGTTTCTATTCCAACAAATTATAGATTGAATTCCTGGATTCATAATATTAAAACAAAGAGTGATGTAGCACAAGACATTAGAACTAATACTTCGACTGTTAATGTTGTTACTAACGAAGTTACTACAGTGACTCCGCATTTATTAACTCTTAATGATTCAGTAACTCTTTTGGATGTGTCATCGAACATCCCTTCGAATGTCACTGGAACCGTAAGTCAGGTTGTTAATACTAACCAATTTAAAGTTAATATATCTTCTGGATCTCTAAACACATCTATCAAGTATGTTGTCAGAAAGAACCTAACTTTTGCGTCAAGTAATTCTTCACTGATCAATGTATCCAATTTTGTATCAAACGTACAAAATACATATACAAATCTCGATGAGACTAGAAATTATGTAGCTTCTGGATCTTTACCATCATATAAAATTTACGCCACAAATAGAAGAAAAACATTCAATATTGATGATATTGGTAATAATACTATCACAATCAATAATCATGGATTCTACAATGGAGATTTGGTTAGATACTCTCCAGTTTCTGCTGGCAGTAGTGCTGTAACTGGACTTTCTACTGGATCAACATATGCAGTTACTAGAATCAGTGGAAACGAAATTAAGTTATCCCAAAGTGCGTTTGACGCAGCCTCGAAGAGATTTATTACTCTAGTTGGTGCTGGATCTAGTCATGAGTTAATTCCAAATGAGTTGGTCAATAAAAACCTTTCTTATCAGAATTTCTTTAGAGAGTTTCCAATTACTCCATCACTGAAAGAGAAAGAGTATGAATTAAAGAATGAACCCATTGGTATGTTCGTCAATGGTGTTGAATTAGTTTCTAACAGATCTGGTGATAACATTTACTACGGAGCTATTTCAAATATTTCTGTTGATAATGGTGGTTCTGGATATGATGTAATTAATCCACCAAATATTCATATTGGTGATACTGTTGGCACTGGCGCAACTGCATATGCAATTGTCGAAAATGGATCTTTAGATTCCATTGAGATTATTTCTGGTGGTTATGATATTAGAGCCGTACCTAATGTATCAATCATTGGTGGAAATGGATCTGGAGCTACTGCTTCAGCAAGACTTAGATCAATAAGAAATACAAGAACATTCAATGCTGACATTGATGTCAATACAACGGATGATCAGATCGTATTTAATTCAAAACA